GATTTGAATTGTGTTCATGATGAGTTGGTACCTAATAGAAAGTAATATGTTATTACTATCAATAAGGATTCAAAGAATGATTAAAAAGAAATATGTTAAAGTACACCCTAATTCAATTAAGAATTTGAGAGTGATTACTAGCCCTGAGATGGCCAGAGAGTTACAGAAGAACTCTGTAGAATCTCGAAAGAGAAATACAGAAGCTATTCGTGTATTGACAGAAGAATTTAAGTGCAGTGCAGATGCTGTAAGAAAAGTCCTTTCTCAAGTTGATATCAAAGCTATCGATGTCTTAAAGATGTCAATGATGCATGCTTTAAATCAAGATAATTTTGAGGATGCAGCTCGATATGCAAAAGAGATTGCTGAGTTTGAGCAACCTAAACTATCTCGACTTGAACAAACTAATATCAGTAAGGTAGAAGATTTGACAGACGAGGAATTACAGAAGATTCTCAAAGAAGAAGGTATCTGAACGAATTAGGTTAACGTTAGTTAAACTAACATTAAAATGTGCATAAGTATATTATATTAACAAATATGATAGCTTATGCACTTTTTATTTACTACTCTCTATTAGGTACCGACTAGATTCAGTTGATCTGACTGTTTTAAGTATTCATCAGGTAAACGACCTAGGTACATTACGTAAGGATTACTTGTGACAGAGAACATTTCACCTGAGACAGGATCATAGTACAGTCCGTTATCTACAGACCAGTTATCACGGATAGACCATACGTAAGGTCTTTGAGATGGTTGTAGTGTATGATTCATGTATGAAACACTTTCTTTATAGGCGTGCTATTGATAGCAGTAATACAAACAGGACAAGGTTTAGCCAATAGATACTCTGTACGTTTACCTTTACGAAAGATATGAATAGAGTGTGCTTTAGATATATCTTTACACTTGATGATAGCATCTATCTCTGCATGTAGATATATCTTTTCTGGATGACCAGCTTTCTTGGCACATTCTGCTTGGTAAGGATGAGTCTTTACATAGTTGTTTTGACCTATACTTAAGACATTACCTTTCTTATCTTTAATAAGAGCAGTTATGTACTGTATATCACTCATTATCTTTATTAGAGTCGTTAGAATCTGACTCTTTAGTACGATACTTGTTAGGAATAAATTTCTTTACACCTAATAGCTTACCATGAAGAAAGGTCTTTTGGATACCTGTCTCTGGGTCATATACTACACGTATCTCAGACTTAATCTTATCTTTGATACGTTTAATAAGGCTGAAGTAGATACTGTTAGCGGAAGAACTCATCATCAATCTCCTCTGTCATACACGAATAAGAGTCAATAACAATATTATTACGAACTCTGAACATAGTATACGCACCTGATGGACTGAACTTTGGGTAATTGAATAACATTATATTTTCTACACTTGAGTATGTTATAGAGGAATCAATATTACAATTATTAAAGAACACATAGATATCTTTAGGTTTAATCCTGAAATCATAATTCTTGTTAGTAATTCTACAGATATCATCATCAATACCATCCTTAGTATAGCAGGGAATGTCTATCCAATAACCTTCATTATACCACTGTACCTCATGACCTAATACGTATAACTCTACTAGGTATGGATCTGATCCTTGGTATACCTTCTCTTGATTATCTTTCTTCATATATCTTCTTTGTTTATACTCTTGTTGTTAAGACTACCTTTAATACAGTACTTGTAGTAAAGGTACCTTTAATACAGGTACTATTAATAATATACTTATATTAATAATACTTGTAAGGGAAATATACCTATTAGGTACCGGCTAAATTTGCTTTACTAAGTTCTTTATAGAAGTGTGTCAGTACATCGTCATAAGGTAAGTTTGGAGCAAACTCTTTCTTTGTCATCATTTCTTGGACATTATGACCATAGTTACCTAGTTCGTATAGAGCTCTTGCTTCTTCAAGTGTTTCAATAGTCACTGTTAGTGTGATTGGTTTGAAGTTTGAGTTTTGTGTAGATGAGATTTTCATATTATTTTGCCACAATAAAGTACTTTTGCAATTCACCACGATAGATTTGAGCCATCATGTTTGTCAGTTTATTCCTATCTTCATACTTAATATAATCTTCATTTACCAGCATACTTGGGATACGTACATTGGCGATCAGTACTTGGCATAACAATTCAAGTTCTTTTTGGGACTCTAGTGTGATGTTAATTGAGATAGGTTGGAAGGGAGGTTGTGCTTGGGTTACAGTTGTTTTCATAGTCTTTGGGTTAGGTTTTATTGGTAGGTTAGTTTGGGTATCTCTAACTTTTGGTACACCCACAAGAAACCATTCAAAAACAAACAATTTCCTGCTCATCTCGCGATTACTATCTTTTTAGTATATAATTCTGTACATTTTTGTTGATTATATACGTTTAAGTTAATAATAAAAGACAACGAAGGTATCATTGGATGTCTTTTGGTACTGAGCATCGCGAAGCTCTGTAGTTCTTGTGGTAATGTACTTAGATTACAGCTAACCTTTCTGCTTTTTCTATTTGTTCTTCCATGTATTGGTCAAAAGATATAGCAAACTCTTTAAATTTAGTAAGTTCTTTGAGTACCTTTGTTACTTTCTCTTGTTCTTCTGTTGATACTGGATCACTACCCAGGTTATTTACTAAGAATATCAGGTCTTCTGAGGACATATTCAAGGTAAATATATCACGGTGCTTAGTTAGTTGCATTTTACTGCTCCTTTTTGTTACAAAACTACTGCTTGATCATACACTGCTGTGTACTCGATGACAATACCCGGTAATTCTACCTGTTCTGTCATGTTGGTCATTGCATCCTTGGTGTTTGACACAGCAAAGAAGACAACGTTACCCAGTGGATCTACTGATTGTAATGTACTTAGGCCGAATTCTTGTAGTGATTCGGTAATTTCATCGTATGTGTTCATGCCAAACATAGATGGAATGAGTGGTGTTAAGAGAAGGTATTTCATGATTGACTTTCTTTGGTGGTTAATTAGGCTTCGATTACTTCATTGAACCATACATCAGAGTTCCATCCACTGGTAACACCGAATCGTACAGCTTTACCAACAAGCTTCTTAGCAATGCGGAATTGCTTACGTGCATACTCAACATCGCGTGTGATAGACATCTTACGGATGACTTGTTTGTCGTCAACAGCATAGATGTACTTGTTCTCACTGTCAATATACAGAGCCATGAGGACAGATGTACTCTGGGTATAGGTTGCAGTGTTAGTATCACCTTTAGTAGCGTACTGAGCAGGAACGGTCTTGATTACAGCCATGATTTTCTCCTTGAAATGGCAGTTAGTGAATGGACGAATTGTCCCCATAGAGTGCTATCGCTAACACTCTATAAGTACAGCTCAATGAGAGTATTGTACATCTACTAGTGATGGTAGATATTGATTAAGATCTTCCTTGTTCTTTGTCTTGAACAACAAGCGACCAGTCTTCTTAGAATAAACGTAGTACATCAGAACTCCTCGTTAAATAAAGCAACAGAACCACAGAGAGAACATAAAGCAGATACAAACCCAAGAGGCCAGTACCCAACAAAGGCATAGCCCATGAAGATAAAGGCAAAGAAGAAAAAGAAAACACCAATCAGAATACGCATGACAACTCCAAACAGCGCAGACAAGAGCAGCTGCAGCACCGCGCCAAGCGCAAGCAGCCAGAGGAAAACAAGGGGGTCTACAAAACCAGAAGGGGTTAACCTAATAAACAAACTGATTCTTTCTTTCACACAGAGAGACACATACCCACACTAAACTTCCCAAACTAAAACTCCCCATAACCCAAGTAGGGTACCCCAAAAACTATTCCCCAAGTACCTTCTCGCAAAGAAATATTATACATATTATTTCATTAATAAAACGTATACCTACTATTACATTCTTATTAAAGAGCCGGTACATAATAGAGAAATAAATAATTTTATTTACAGGACACAAGGGTTAGCATAGCTAACGCTAAGCTAAAAGGGCATTGCTAATGGCAACGATATCAAACAAACAAAAACTCGAGGCGCTACGCGAGTTAAATAAGCGAAAGAAGTTATCTGAATATAAAGGTGACTTTGAGTTATTTGCAAAAGAACAGATTAAGATTTTACCTAAAGACAGTTCTCAGGGGTTTCAACCCTTTCTGTTTAATGAGGCACAAAAGATTGTTAATGAAAAGATTGAAGAACAGTTAAAGAGTACCGGGAGAGTGAGAGCTATTATTCTTAAGGCCCGTCAAATGGGTTTAAGTACCTTTACTACGGCCAGAGTATTCTGGAAGTCTTACTTTAATGCTTATAATAAGTCAGTAGTTATGGCCCATGATACGGCCACTTCTGACTCTTTGTTTTCAATGAGTAGGAATACTATTGCAAACATGTCTGAGGATTTCAGACCTAAGTTTAAAAAGTCTAATGCCAAAGAGATTATGTTTGAACATAATGATTCCGGTTATAGATTATATACAGCGGGTTCTCCAGAGGCTGGTAGAGGTACAACGCCTACTATTGCTCACTTGTCTGAGGTAGCCTTCTGGACGCATGATGCCAAGATCTTAGCTGGTATGTTTCAGGGTATTTCACAGGCACCGGGTACCGAGGTTATTCTTGAGAGTACTGCCAATGGTGTGGGTAATGAATTTCACAGATTGTGGAAGGGTGCTGTGGCGGGTGAGAATGAATACATTCCTATCTTCGTACCATGGTTTCTTATGCCTGAGTACCGTAGGACAGCTCCTGAGTCGTTTGAAAGAACAGATGAAGAGGAAGTATTAGTTACCCGTTTTAATCTTGACAATGACCAATTATACTGGAGAAGGTTAAAGATTGCTGAAGGTGGTAATGATAAGTTCAGACAAGAATACCCCGCTACTCCTGATGAAGCTTTCGTAGTATCAGGTGCAAACGTATTTAACATTGAAAAGTTAATGGAGTTAGTACCCCAACCTATTCTTAAACAGATGGAATTTAACTTTGAGTCTCAGATGATGGAGGATGCCCCAAGAGGTTCTATCGAGATTTACAAGTATCCTACCTTTGAAAACTCTTTTGCTATTGCAGGAGATGTGGCCTTAGGTGTAGGTAAAGACTATTCCTCAGCTGTTGTTATGAATAAGGATAAGGAAATCTGTGCTGTATACCGTAACAATACCATTGATCCATCTAAGTTTGGTGATGTATTATTTTATCTTGGCAGATATTATAACAACGCTCTTCTTGCTGTTGAGTCTAATTCTATGGGTATTGCTACACTCAACAGACTAACGCAGATGAACTATGTTAATCTTTATTATCAAACAAAGATTGCTAATGTATCTAAAGAAGAAGGTACCCGAGTAGGATGGAGAACAACCTCTGCATCTAAGCCAGCTATTATCGGATTCTTAAAGAGTGCTATCGAGAATGATGAGATATGGATTCCATCAAGAACTATTATCGGTGAATTAATGAATTATGTTGCTGATGATAATGGCAGAACAAACGCTATTGTCGGTCATAATGATGATACAGTAATTGCCTTGGCTATCGTACTTGAGGTAATTCGTACTCACGGAGATAAATTAACAACTAACAATGTACCCTTTACACAACGTATGGGGTCATTCCAACAGGAAAACACAACATGGTTATGAACGTACCATTACGTGGTGAGGAAAAAGATAGCTTTAAAAAGCTTATTAAACCACAACAACCTAATAAACTACTTAATCCGAAAGATAAAATCGGAGAAAAGTCAGGACGAACACTGCCCATCCGAGGGCAATAAATATGTTTTACGTATATGTACACTTTACAAAGGATGGTTTAAAACCATTTTATATTGGAAAAGGAAAAGGTAATCGTAAGAATGATACTCGAAATAGGAATAAATATTGGAACCACGTAGTTAACAAACACGGTTTTGTTTCAGATATTTTAAAAGAGTTTATTCATGAGAAAGAAGCCTTAGGATACGAAATAGAAATGATAAAGTTCTTTAAGCAAGAAGGTTTTAAATTATCAAACATCTCAACAGGTGGTGATAGTGGTGGATCTGGTGTTAAAAGAACTATAGAAGAAAAAGACAAACTAAGTAATCTTTATAAGAGCAAGAAGTTTGGGTTTGAAGAAGCTCAAATTATTATTGCTACTAATAAAATTACAGGACAAGAAACATTTATGCAAGGTAATATTGAGATTAAACAATTAGGTTTTAATCCAAGCCATGTTTCTAAATGTGTGAGAGGGATTAGACAGTCCCATAATAATCATACGTTTAGATGTGCATAAGTACCCTCAGTCCCTTTGTGTCCGCTTGGGGCGACCGGCAAGTGGGATATCCGGAAGATTTATTAAAGATGGCTGTTATAGCCTTGATTGAATGATTGAACCAAGAAAGGTTTATAATGGCAGACAATATTTCTAGCGTAGTTAGAATTTCTCAAGGATACAAAGAGAAAGTTACAGATGAAGAACTGGTAAGTATGATCGAGACAGGGGTAATGAACTCTGTTGGCGACTTCTTAAATAGTTCGGACATGGCCCGTGAAAGACAGAAGGCTACATTTGAGTATGGCATGATGCCTGATATGCACCTTAAACCACAAGGTGTTTCTCAAATTGTTTCTTCTGATACTGTAGAAGCTGTAGAAGGCTATGCAGCTATTCTTTCCGAGTTATTATTTAATAACAATAAAATTGCACGTTTCACACCGTACAATTCATCACCTAAGGCATTTCATGATGCCAAAGTAGCCTCTGACCTAGTTAACTATGAGATCTTTAAAAAGAATCCCGGTTGGCAAGTATTAAATACATGGGTTAAAGCTGCACTATTGTGGAAGAATTCGATTGTCAGATGGGAATTCATCGAAGATTATGATTATTCATATGAAGAGTATGATGAAATTTCTCAAGAGAATCTTGACGCTCTGCTTGCTGACGATGACGTTGAAGTTGTCGGGCAACTAGAATACGATCAAAAATTAAGTACCGATGAAGACGGTAATGCTGTATACGTAATGGTATACAACAATGTAAGATTAAAACGCAAACATAATAAGACACGAGTTGAACTCAGGAACATTCACCCTGAATCATTCCGTATCACAAGAGATGCTCACAACTTTGAGGATGCCTCTTTTGTTGGTATTCAGATTGATATGACTCGTTCAGAGATCAGAAAATATTTCCCCCAGATTGCAGAGAATATTGACTGGGACGCTATTGGAGATGGTAGTTACGATTGGGCTACTAAGTACACCGAAGAGCAAGCTGCTCGAAAGCGTCTGGTTGGTGAAGAGTACTGGCTAGGTGGAAATTCTAGGGAACTATACCCTACTGAAGCTAACAGACAGGTTACTGTCGTTGAATGTTGGCTAAGAGTTGACCGTGACGGTGATGGTATTGCCGAACTAAAACACTTTATTATTGCAGGATCTACTATTCTTCTTGAAGAAGACTGTGATATGATTCCTCTTGCATCACTATGCCCATTTGAAGTTCCTCACGAATTCTTTGGTTTATCTGTTGCAGATATGATCAGGCCTTCTACACTAGCTACCACAGCTATTTTAAGAGGTTTCGTAGAGAACGTATACTTAACTAACTACTCACCTAAGCTTGCTGACCCTAACGTAGTTGACTTTAGTGCTCTTCAAAACATGAAGCCTAAACAGATTATTGCCACAAACGGTAATCCTCAAACTGCCGTGTCATCCATGACTCCTGATACAATCAGCACAGGTACAGTACCGTTACTTGAGATGTTGCAGATGCACAAAGAGCAATCCACAGGCCTGTCAAAAGCAGCACAAGGATTGAACGATACGTTATACGTATCTGGTAACTCTGAAGAAAAAATGCAGAGAGCTATGAGTGCGGCTCAAGTACGTATCCAGTATATGGCTCGTAGATTCGTTGAGACAGGCATTAAACGACTTGTTGAAGGGGTATACAAAACTATTCGCACTAATATGCGTGGTCGTACTGTAAACTACTTTGATCAGAATGAAGTGTATCAAGCTATTGAGCCTTCAACATTACCCTCTAACATGCTACTTCAGATTGATGCTGATGTAGGTGAAAATAGTAACAGTAATATTGTTAAGAAAATGGCAATGGTTGGTCAACAGCTATTACCCGCACTACAAGCTGCTGGTGCTGGCGCTGTTGTTAACCCCGAGGCTGCTGTCAGAATTGCTGCTAAGACCATTGAAGCATTAGATTTAGATCCACTAGACTATCTAGAAGATTATACCACTGATGACTTCAAACAAAAAGCTGCAGCATCCAAAGACAATGAGATGAAGGCTAATGAAAAGCTAAGAGCACTTGAAGAACAAGTTAAACAATTAAATATTGCTCAACAACAAGCTACTATTGACTTGACAAACGTTCAATCTAAAAACTCTATGCAAGACAACATCAAACAATTGATGGTTGCATTAGATAAGTCAAATCAAGAATGGGCTAAACTATATATTGATGCGGCTAAAGAGGGAATAGAATTACCACCTAAACCAGATATCAATGACTTATTGGGTATTGCTACTAAGGCTATTAAGCTTGACGTTGCTAATGATGCATCTCGACCAGTTAATGGTGTTCAAGTAGAACCCCAACAAGGTCCAGCTGCAGCTATGCCTAATCAAATGATTTAAATATAACACGGCCTTCCCACATCGAAAGATGGCGGGAGGGTTTTTCAAGAGAAAACAAATGGACAAATATCGAAAGAGTTTCGAGCAGAAGATGAAACCTAAGATGAATCACGAAACAATGGAATACAAAGTAGAACCATTCCGTGATGCACAAGTTGCTTTGGGCCAAGCCCAATTCGTTCAACGTGAACGAGAACAATTTTTTAATGAAGCATACAGTGAGATCCTATCTGATCTCTTTGTTGCTTGGCTAAAGTCAGAGCCACATTGTACAAAGGAACGTGAGTACCTTTATTCAGTAGCTATGGCGCTTGGTTCAGTTAAAGAAAAATTAGTAGGTATTGAAACCTACGGTAATAATGTTAAATACATTCAACAATTACAAAAAGGATCCTCAGCAGAGAACGAGGAAGATGACAGTAATGAGTAAATATCAACAAGCAAAAGACGTACTTGAAAAAGCACGAGAAGAAATCCTCCGCGAATTAACCCTATGTGGTCAAAATGGCGGTACAGGTCGGTCACAAAACTACGCACCTATCTTAGTCAACCTTCATAATGCCGTTAAGGTTATTGAAGAACTAGATCAAGATGCTAAATCTGAGTTTGGTGAACGTATGAAAGCTGCCCGTGCTGCAAAAGCATCAGCTGCAAAAGATTAATTGGACATAAAGGCAAAAGAATAATATGAATCTATCACATCTCTCTACCAATACCCCCGCTTCTGAAATCAGTAGCCGGGACTTTGATGACGGAAGTTATAGTGCAGACTTGGAAGCAAAAAGTCTTGATGACATTCTTCGTAATTCCCCTGCTGCGGAATTACTAGGTTTAAAAAACCAAGAGGAATCTCTACCGGAAGACGATAGCGTCCCAAGTCCAGATGAACCATCGGATGATAATGAAGAAGTCCCTGATGCCGATGAGGAATCTGAAACTGACCTAGATGAAGAAGAAGAATCAACAGATTCTGATGAAGATAATAAAGATGAGGATGATGCGTCTACCCAAGATTCTGAATTACCTTCTGAAGAAGATATTGATTGGGAATATAAAGTACCTGTTACCGTTGACGGTAAAACAGAATACCTTTCTCTAGAAGAAATCCGCAAGGGTTATTCTACTGACAAGCATCTATCTCAAAAGGGGCGTGAACTCGGTGAACTGAAGAAACAAATCGAGCAAGAAAGAACAGAAAAACTACAGGAGCTGGTTACATTAGGACAAGTCGTTCATGAAGAAATGACTGTCGTGGAAACTAAGCTTGCACAAGAATACAACTCTCTATCTGCGCAGATCGAAAAAGCAAAAGACGAAGGTGATACGTACACCGCTCGTGAGCTTAAGGAAAAGAGAGAAGAGATTCAAGAGGCATACTGGAACGCACGTACTAAACGTGAAGAAAGTACTAAAACAGTTGTAGCAAAAATTCAAGAGCAACAAGCAGAACAGCAGACTAAACTTTTAAAAGAGTTTGAAGAAACAATTAAGGATTTTATTCCTGATTTTTCGGATACAACTGCTAAGAGTATTCGCGAGTTTGCTATTAAAGAAGGTATCCCTGAAGCGTTATTGGAGCAAATTTACTCCCCTGCTGCTATTAAGTTTATCAACGATTATAGAAAACTTAAAACAGCAAAGGAAAAAGGCGAAGTGAAACGCAAAGCCGTGCCCACCGTTAAATCGGTACCAACTAAAAAAGGTACTCCTGTCTCACAAAAACAAAAGAGTGCAGACCAAGAGTCCCGTAAACGTGTTCTTTCCGGTCAAGGTTCTAACCAAGACCAACTTGATTTCTTAAAACGAATTTCTTCAGTCAGCAAAAAACTTTAAAATGTTTCTATAATAAAAGGAAAATAAAATGACTGCACGTACATTCCAAACTGGTGGCCCTAAGGCCGCCGCCCGTAGCGCATCTGCTACTGGTAATTCTATGAACGCTTCTGAGAAAGAAGACCTAGCGAATTTCATTTCAATGATCTCTCGCGATGAGACTCCTTTCCTAAGCTCTATTGGTAAGACCAAAGCTACTGCCGTATTCCACGAGTGGCAAACTGATGAACTATCTGCTCCCTCTTCTGGTGCTGTTGCTGAAGGCGTTTCATACGCTACTCAAGCTGCTGCCCAAGGTGCCGAGCCTCTCCGTACCCGTCTAGGGAACTACACTCAAATTAACAGCAAGACCGTTACCGTTACTGGTACCAAGCGTGCTGTTGACCAAGCCGGTGTTGCTGACGAATACGCATACCAGCTCAAGAAGCGTGGTACTGAAATGCGCCGCGATGTTGAGTTTGACTTGACCAACAGCTGGAACTCCAGCAATGGTTCTGGCACTCGTACCTTTGGTGGCTACCAAGCTTGGGTTAACTATGGTACCGCTACTGGTGGTACTGCTCTAAACGTACTAGCTACTCCTGCTGAGTACACTGCTCCTACCAATGCTGGTGGTGGTGTTGCCGGTACTTTCACTACTGTTACTGGTGCTGATAAGGTTTCACTACAGCTATCACACATTGATAGCGTTATGCAAGCTATCTACGAAAACGGTGGTAAGGCTACTAAGCTAATGCTATCCCCCGCTAACCGCCGTGTATTCTCTGCTAAGGCACAGTCTGCTGGTTCTAGCTCAAGCAATGCTGGTGACGGTAACGTTCGCCGTAACATTGATGCTGATGGTAAGCTCCGTCAGTCAGTTGAAATCTACATGTCTGATTTCGGCGACATTATGGTAGTTCCTAACTACGTAATGGGTATCAGCAACACTTCTGTTTCAGGTCTAAACGACACCGCTAACTTCAGCGCATTTGTTTACGATCCACAGTGGTTTGCTTACGCCAGCCTACGTCCTACTCAAGAAGTAGACCTCGGTCAACTAGGTGATTCTATCATCGGTCAGATCGTTGAAGAAGGTACCTTAGAGTGCCGTAACCCTAAGGGTTGTGGTCTAATCTTCGGTCTATCTGGCGCTTAATAAGCTGAGATAATATAAAAGGGATGGGATAATATCCTGTCCCTTTTTATTTGAAAGGAACATAATGCAAACTCTCAAAATTACAGCAACAAACGGTACATCAAAGTTGATTCCGTTAGACAACGTACTAGAACTAGTAGTTAACGCCAATTATATTATTACTGGTGTAAGCTATGTTAATAGCGTTAACACACCTGTCACAGTATCAGTAGCCGCTTATAATGGTACTAATGATAAATACGAATATGGTCACTTAGAAGACGGTTATATTTTCAGTGCCCATGTAGCTAATTACGTAACACGTTAATACTAGAAGGACACAAATGGGATTCCGATCACAACAAGATAATGCTAATAGTTTCTTTGTAAAGACAAATGAAACAGATTACGAATTAGAACAAGACATTCAAGCGTACAAAGATTACGCTGCAGAACAGAGACAACAAAGCACAATTACAAGTGGAAGTAAGCAATACAAGTCGTTTGCTATTATTCCAGATATTGTTGCTATTGATATCTTAACTAAATATAAAATGGACATTCATTCACCTGAGTTTATGAATGATCCAACTCAGTTAAGACGACTAAAACAAATTATTGAATCAGACTATCCGTTACTTAAGACAAGTAACATTAAAGCCTTATAAGGAGAATAACCTATGGCAACCCCATTATATGACGCTCTCGTAGCAAAAGTAAGAGATTGGAGCAATAAACCCGAAGTAAACACTATTCCTACAAGCGTTATTCAGGATTGCCTAAAGTATTCAGCTGACGAGTGCTATCGATTATTACGTATTCCTCCTTTAGAGGAAACAGTTATTTACACTGTAAGTGCTGGTGATAACACCGGTGCTCAAAATGATGTGTTAAGCTACACATCATTTCCAATCCCAGAAGATCTTACTCAATTTATTTATTTGAGAACACTAGAATCAGAAACTAATGAATCAATAGTGTTTGATGAGATCACAGATAAAAGAACATTCTTTAATCAATACGCTGAGACGTATGGTTCAAACTATTGGATGTGGCAAGATGGTAAACTATTTGTCAAATCGCAATTACCTGTAGGTACTCAATTAGAAATTCATTACTATAAAAGATTACCTTCATTAAACGCTTTATACAGCGTGATTCCAGTTAACTATATTATTAGTTTATCTGATGCAAATCAACCTTATCTAACTTTAGTAGTTAGTGGTGGTACTAACTTATATTTTAGTACTGCTAGTTCTGTTACCAGATGTTTTAGTTCATATGCAGAAGCAGAGGCTTATAACCCTACTGTTACAACTAAAATGTATACTGGTAATGAAGTATCCAACTGGTTAAGAGATCAAAATGAAAGACTACTTATTTGGGGTGGTTTATATAATTTAGGTGCTTACCTAGTTGATGATGTAATGGAAAAAAGATATCAAGCAAAATTTCTTGATAATATTGGTTCATTAAATAAAGAAGAAAAATGGAGACGTAGCCTTGGTGGTAACGTTCAAATGAACTTTAACACTGGTGGTCTAATTTAAGGAGATATTATGGGATATGAACAACAACCGGGTACTACCTCTGATCAAGCTGAGGGTGGGGAATATGATTCTGGATCACAAAGCTCAGCGGCATATCCTATCAGTAATTCTACAAATGGATATAATCTTACTCCCGGTGTTACTGGTAACATTTCAGCGGGTGGTCAATATGATAATTTAGATTCAGTTGACTCTATAAGCTATAGTAATCTTGCAGCTGAATACGCAGGACAAGCTGCTCAAAGCGCTAATGCTGCTGCGCTATCAGCCCAAGCTGCTGAACTTTCAGAACAAGCTGCAGCTTTAAGTGAAGATAACGCAGCTGATTCAGCGGCGTCTGCAAGCATTTCTGAAGTAAATACTGCTGCTTTGTATGATGCTTTTGATGATAGGTATTTAGGCGCAAAGAGTTCAAACCCTTCAGTAGATAATGATGGTAACGCATTAATTATTGGTGCATTATATTGGAATACAGTAGTTAACCGTATGCGTACTTATTCTAGTACAGGTTGGTTAGATGCATTTATCCCATCAACTGAATTTGTGGCAAAGGCACCTACAGCAACTGATAATGCTTTAGTTCGTTTTGACGGAACTACTGGGTATACTATTCAGAATTCAAATGCTATACTTGATGATGCCGGTAATTTAGATGTAACCTCAACAACAGCAGATTATTTACAAATTGATACAGCAGCAACAACTACACCCTTAACAGGTAAGTTACGTTGGGATTCTGCTCAAGGTACGTTTTCCTTTTTACTAGCTGGTGGGCATGTAACTAGTTTCGCCGGTCAAAGCTTAGTTGCTTTTGTAACTAACGCCGAAGCAACTACTCTTCAAAAGGGTGAAGCAGTATACTTACACGGTGCTCAAGGGGACAGAGCTACTGTTAAAAGAGCGTATAATACAGGTGATGCTACTTCAGCTAAAACATTCGGTCTTGTAGCTGAAACTATTGCACCTAATGGTACTGGTTTTGTTATGTGCCGTGGTGTGTTAAGTGGACTAAATTTTGGTTCTTATACTCCCGGTGACACATTATATTTAGGTTCTACACCTGGAGTTTTAACTAATGTAAAACCCTATGCACCAAATCATTTAGTTTACATGGGCGTAGTTGAAAGAGCTAATTCAGGTAATGGCCAAATTTATATTACTGTACAAAACGGTTATGAGTTAGATGAATTACATAATGTGTCAGCACAAAACCCATCAACAGGTCAAACTATTGTTTTCAATGAGTCAACTAATTTATGGGAAAAATCATTTGGTCCCAAGTTAACTAATGCAACTGACTTACCTTTAGGTACTGGTGTAACTGGTATTTTGGCTGTAACTAATGGTGGTACCGGAAGTAATAATTCTTCTGGTGCAAGAACTAATTTAGGTCTTGGATCAGTAGCTGTATTAAATGCGGGTGTTGCTAATGGTGCTGCAACACTTGATTCAGGTGGTACTATTCCTTTATCACAAATCCCTGCAAGCATTCAGGGTGGTGTAAGTTATCAAGGTGCATGGAATGCTTCAACAAACACTCCAGTATTAGCATCCAGTGTTGGAACAAAGGGTTATTATTATGTTGTAAGTACTTCTGGTACTACAAACCTTAATGGGGTTAACGATTGGAATATCGGTGACTGGGCCATTTTCAATGGTACAGCCTGGGAGAAGATTGACAACACTGATGCTGTGACATCGGTTAACGGCTATACAGGCACTGTTGTACTGACTGCATCTGATATTGGTGGTCTTGGCACAATGGCTGTGCAAAACGCCAATGCAGTGGCTATTACTGGCGGCACAGAGTCTGGCGTAACTCAAAGCGGTGCAATAACCGATGATTACCAGACTTTTTCTTCTGTTAGTGCCCCTGCATATCAAGAAGGTCGGGTTTGGTATGACGACGACCAAAAGTCTTTGTCTTTTTATAATGATTCTTCTCTTTCGCCCGTCTACATTGGCGAAAATATTGTTTTAAAAGTTTACAACAACACTGGTTCAACTATTGCAAAAGGTGCGGCTGTTTATATTCAATCTGGTGGGGCGTTTACTTATCCTAATGTTGGATTGGCAAAAGCAGACGCACTAGGCACTGCGGCAGTTATTGGCTTGATGAACGCAGCCACCCCAGCAGGAAGTGTTGGTTACGTTACATCAACAGGCGTTATTACAGGCGTAAGCACTGGCGGCATGGCTGAGGGAACAATTTTGTATCTCAGTCCGTATTCTGCGGGTCAGCTTATGAATACAGTTCCGCCAACAGGATACGTTATTCAGGTTGGTGTTGTTGCACATTCTAATTCGCCAAACGGCACAATTTACACCAAACAAACAACGCCTCTGGCAATTTCTGCCGCAACTATTACAGGAACATTGGCAGTTTCTAGCGGTGGCACAGGAGCTTCTACTGCGGCTGGTGCAAGAACTAACCTTGGTCTTGGCACAATTGCCACACAAAACTTAAA